TATGCCATCATACATTGGATTCAGTACAATTGGAGCAAATCAACCAAAAACCACTAATGCCGTCAATGGTACTGATGGGGGTGTAGGTGGAATTGTCAGACCTGTTAACACAGGTAAAAAATATACTCTAGTAGACGTTCCTCTTGTAATTCAAGATTTTATCAATGCATTAAATATAACACAAGGACAAAAAGTAGGTCAACCTGCATATGGCACGACTATTTGGTCTTTTGTATTTGAGCCAAATACGGCTGATGTTCAGTTTCAACTAGAAAATGAAATCAGAAGAGTTGCTAGTCTAGATCCTAGACTAATTTTAAATACGGTAGCTGCTTTCCCACAAGAGCTTGGTATTTTAATAGAACTAGAAATAGCTATTGCCCCTTTTAATAATCCATTGGTATTGAGTGTATTTTTTGACTCTAATACTAGTAGAGCGACTATTCAGTAATTTACTTAAAAACCATGGTTTACAGGTTTGATAAATACTTAAAAGAGAAAACGTATGGCAACCAGCAGCAGACAATCGGCCTTATTTGGTGTTAATGATTGGAAATCTATATACCAAACCTTTAGAGAAGCAGATTTTCGGTCTTATGATTATGAAACACTACGCAAGAGTTTTGTAGATTACCTACGTACCTATTATCCTGAGACATTTAATGATTATATAGAAAGCAGTGAATTTATAGCATTACTAGACGTTATGGCTTTTATGGGCCAAGGTCTGGCTTTCCGAAATGATTTAAATACTAGAGAAAATTTCATTGATACTGCTGAACGCAGAGATTCAGTAGTCAAGCTTGCTAACTTAGTAAGCTATACACCTAAAAGAAATCTAGCTGCACAAGGGTTTTTAAAGATAACAAGTATTAACACTACTGAAAATATCACTGATTTGAATGGTGTTAACTTAGGTAATTTAACTATACTTTGGAATGACCCAGCTAACCCAAATTGGTTAGAGCAGTACAATACAATTGTCAATTCTACCCTAATTAACACGCAAAAAGTTGGCCGTCCGGGTAATACCGCAGACTTATTAGGTATTACTACTAGCGAATATGCTATAAATATTCCTCAAGGAACTTTACCAATAGCACCATTTTCTTCTACAGTAAATGGTTTAACTATGAATTTTGAACTTGTTAGTGTAACAAGTTTAGATGAAGATTATTTGTATGAAATTCCACCTGCTCCAACAGGTAGATTCAACATGTTATATAGAAACGATAAATTGGGATATGGTAGTCCAAATACAGGTTATTTTTTCTATTTTAAACAAGGTATTTTACAAAATTACGATTTTACACTACAGCAACAAATTTCAAATCAAGTAGTCAACATTGACATTCAAGGTGTTAATAATACAGATACTTGGTTATATCAAATAAGTGCAGCTAATGGCGGACTAAGTCCATGGGTTAAAGTTGAAAATGTATATGCTAATGCATACCTACAAACAGCTTCTAGTGAGAAAAGAATCTTTTCGGTAGGATCAGGTTTTAATGACGTAGTTAACTACAATTTTGGTGATGGAATATTCTCAGCCATACCAGTTGGTAATTTCAGAGCATATGTTCGTTCTTCTAATGGATTGACATATACCATTGATCCTTCAGAAATGCAGGGTATAACTGTTGCATTTTCTTATTTAAGTAGATTGAACAGAATTGAAACTCTAACCATTGGTTTACAATTACCAACTCCTGTTTCTAATGCTCAGTCTAGAGAGACTTTACCACAAATCAAACTACGTGCTCCTACTCGCTACTATACACAGAATCGTATGGTAAACGGGGAAGATTATAATAATTTTCCTTATACCCTATACAGTTCTATAATTAAAAGTAAAGCGATTAATAGAAGTTCAATTGGTGTTTCTAAAAATTTAGATTTATTAGATCCAACAGGAAAATACAGTAGTTTAAATTCTTTCGCTAGTGATGGTGGATTATATTTAGATGATGCAGATGGTAATTTGATTCTTACTGTGAATGATACTAGTAACATCATTACTTTTTTAACGGACACTTTGGCATCTGAATTATTATTAAATAAAACAACTCAATATTATCTACAAAATTATACTAGATACAATGTAAATACATCTACTGGCGATGGCACAGTATATTGGCAAACTAGTACAGTTGATGCTAATTCTTTAACTGGTTATTATTATAATATTATTAATAGTACTAATGCACCTATTCCAGTTGGATCTTTTTCAGGATACAATGTAAAGTATATAACACCCGGTGCTCTAGTTAAATTTGTTGCACCATCAGGTTATTACTTTGATTCAAATAATAGATTGGTATCGGGCATTGCTGGCCCGTCTAATGCAACTTATTTTTGGACTAGTGTTTTAAATGTAATTGGAGATGGATTTAATCAAGGTGATGGATCTTTCTCAAACGGAACAGGCCCTGTCGCATTAAATGGTTATGTCCCAACAGGCGCCATTTTAACTCAAGTGATTCCAGCTTTTAGTAATACATTTAGTAATGAAATTATTCAAGAATGTATTATCAGAATAGAATTACAGCAAAGCTTTTCTCTAGTGTTTAATAATGGGTTGACTATTGTTGAAGACAGATGGTCTATTGCTGATTATAATGATCCTAGCTACTTTATCAATTTTTTAAGTTTAGGTAATAATAGATACTCAGTATCTTATAAATCTTTAATATATTATTTTGGTAGTGTATATGATACCAGATTTTCTTTTGAAAGAGATAAACTAGTTTATGACCCATTTACTGGTAAAATTCTACAAGATTTTATAAATGTTTTAGCTACTAATACACAACCTAATTCAAATTATCCGTTAGCTTCAAATGTTCAAGTAAATATTGTGGGTCAAACAGTGTTAGCTGATGGATATATAGATGATTATGAAGTTCAGGTATCTGCAACTGATGTTAATAACAGACTTATTATTACTGATCCTGATTTCTTTAATACAGTAACAGGTTATGTAACAGGTGCTCAGAATTTTGGTATATACGCTTTCTTTGAACTTGTTCAAGATCCAATAAATTTAGCTAGATATCAACTTATTACTACAACAGATGTTGTTTATCAATATCCTACGATGAATTCAATTGAAGTTATTAAGTATGATTATCCATTAGGTCAAATATTTTACGCTTATACAGATAATCTATTTTATACTACTGTTCAGAGTACTACAGTAACTACCCCGTACTATACTTTAGTAGCACAACCTCAGTATTCAATGAAGCCGGGTCGTCAAGGATTACAATTCCAATATAGACACAATTCTAATAATACAACTAGAATTGATCCAGCTACCACAAATATTATAGACTTATATGTTGTAACTCAAGCTTACTATACAGCATATACTAATTATATAGTAGACACTACTAATACTATACCTGAGCCTGATAGACCAACTATCAATGAGTTAAGTCAAGCATATGGTCAAGTAAATGATTATAAGATGATTAGTGATTCTGTTATTTTAAACAGTGTTATTTTTCAACCCTTGTTTGGACCAAAAGCACCAGCACAGTTAAGGGCAACTATTAAAGTAATTAAAACTTCTAATACTAATGCTAGTGACAGTGAAATTCGTAGCGCAGTGTTAACCACAATGAATAATTATTTTAATATAAATAATTGGAATTTCGGCGATACTTTCTATTTTTCAGAGTTAAGTGCCTACTTACATTCTGAAATAGGTGCCCTTATTAGTTCAGCCGTCTTAGTTCCTAATGACCCTACGTTGACATTTGGAAATTTGTATGAGATAAAATGTGCCCCTTATCAAATTTTTGTCAACGCAGCAACATCAAATGATGTACTAGTAATACCAGCCCTGACGCAAGTCCAATTACAGACAAGATAATAATTATGGACACAAAAATAAGAACTTTAGATTTTCTCCCAGAGATATTTCAAACTCCAACTAACGCTCAATTCTTAGCAGCAACATTAGACCAACTAGTTGCACAACCTTCTGTTGAAAGAATTCAGGGATATATTGGTACTAGAGTTGGATATGGAATTAATGCTAAAGATTATTATGTAACTGAACCAACAAAAGTTAGAACAGATTACCAACTTGATCCAGGTGTTGTGTTTAGAAAAACCGATCAAGATGTTGCACAAGATTTCATAAGCTATCCTGGAATATTAGATGCTCTTAAATTAGAAGGTGGGATAACAAATAATAATAACCGACTTTTTAATAGCGAATTTTATTCTTGGGATTCATTTACTAATTTAGATACAAATGTTAACTTTCATCAGTATTACTGGTTGCCTGAAGGTCTTCCTCCAGTAGTAGTAACATCTGCTATTGCATATTCGTCAGAACAATATTATGTGATCGACGGCGCAAACTCTTATGAAATTGCTACAGAACCTGCAGGAACTTCATTAGGAAACCCAACTTTAACTTTATTACGCGGCGGTACTTATACCTTTACTGTAGATCAACCAACTCAGTTTTGGATTCAGGGTCAACCGGGTATTACAGGTTATAGTATTACTCAACCAAATGTACAAACCAGAGATGTATTAGGAGTTGTTAACAACGGTGCTACTACAGGTGTTGTGACTTTTACTGTGCCTGCTAAAAATGCACAAGACGAATATAATTTACCAGGTAATAATACTGTTAGTGTAGTAAGTATACTTCCTTTCTCTCAAGTAAATGGAAGTTATCTAAACACTCTAAATGATATTGATGGAGTAACTTCACTAAATGGATTAACTGTTATGTTTTACAATACAGGTGATCCAAATGAAATGGCTTATGGTCAACTAGTAAGCGCACAATTTTTCACAATTACTTATATTGGATCTACTTCTAATCCACAATTACAACTTACGCCTGCTACCAGTATTCCAACTAATCAAAAGATTACCGCGCAATATGGTACTGATTATTCAGGTAGACAGTTTTTTAGAAATACAGCAACGATTATTACATTAATACCTTACTTAAGTGCTGAGTTAGACACGCTTTATTATCAAGATGGTACTTCAAGCGATAAAGTAGGGATGATTAGACTTATTGACAGTAATACGACTGATACCATTAATGTTGTGACTGAAATATTAGGTAAAACTACATATACTTCTTCCAATGGTGTTACGTTTACCAATGGATTAAAAGTACAATTTCAAGGTAATATCGTCCCTGAAGCATACACAGTTGAAGATTTTTATGTTGAAGGTGTAGGTACAGCAATAGAACTTATTCCTGTATCAAGTCTTATAGTTCCTGAATCATTTTCAACATCGGTCTATTTGCCATATGACTCTACCCCATGGGACATAGGTGGTTGGTCAGGTATACCTTATATACCCACAGATCCTGATTATATTACTATAGCTAGAAATGCATTAAGCAAAAATGCTTGGTCTAGAAGCAATAGATGGTTTCATATTGATGTTATTAGAGCGACTGCTGAATACAACAATGATCCTACAATATTATTATATGCTTCTCAATATAATAAAGCTAAAAGACCTATCATTGAATTTTATCCAAACTTAAGATTATTTGATTCAGGTACTGAAGGCAAAGCTCCTCTCAATTTTATAGATTTTCGCACTACCGATCCTTTGCTATTAGTATCGGGCGAAGAGAATTATTACCCTGATGTTCAGGTATATACAGACTATACCGCTACAATTGCTACAACTACATATACAAGTTCACGCACTGCCACATCTACTAATGGCACGACTGACGAAATTACATGCAGCAGTACTTCAGGATTTAGAGTTAACGATTTAGTAAGATTTACTATTAGCTCAGGAGCAGTGTTTGGTAATATTGTTGCGGGTGAATATTACTATGTTTCAGAAGTAGTTAGCAGTACTAAATTTACAATTTCAGAAACTAAAGGTGGAGGTGTATTTGACCTTTCTACTGGCACTGGAACAATGCAGTTTTATTGGACTCCACAAAGCACTGTAATAACTATCGATGGTGCTGACGTAACAGGTACTTTCAAAGTAGGTCAGTACATAACAGATTCAACAAATTTATTACCACCTGAAACACAAATATCTTCTGTTTCAGGGACAACTACTTTGACTTTAGAAGTAGTATGGGATACTATCTCATATAGTTTTTTTACAGGAACTACTACCGCATCTTTAATAGCTGTTCCCGATCCAGTTAATAACTATTCATTATTCAATGGGGCTAGAGTAGTATTTGCAGCAGCAACTGATCCTGCTGTTAGAACAAAAATATATATTGCTAGATATTCTGTTATATCAGGGACAACACCTGTTCTTACATTAAGCGAAGCACCAAATGGTGAGATTCTAGTCGGTGATCAAGCTGTTGTGATTAATGGTTACAATTATGCAGGAAAAAGTGTTTGGTATGATGGTTTAGAATGGCTTCAAGCGCAACAAAAAAATACAGTAAATCAGCCACCTTTGTTTGATGTATTTGACGAAAATGGTATTAGCTTTGGTGATAAAGCAGTATATGTTGGAAGCTCGTTTATTGGTAGTAAATTATTTGCATATGGCATTGGAACAGGAACAAAAGATCAAGTTTTAGGTTTTCCAATTAGATATAGCACAGTGGCTAATATCGGCGATATTAGTTTTGACGTATCTATTAATACCGATACTTTTGATTATGTAAGCAATTTTCAACCTATAACTCAAAATGTCAATACTGGTTATGTTTATAACTATGAAACTAGAAGTCTTTATAATAGAGAATTAGGTTGGCAAACCGCTGTATCACCCAGTATTCAATATCAAGTATTTGAATTTGATTATAATATAACAGATCCGCAAGTATTTTTTACATGTGATGTTGCAGTAAATAATACTTCTGCTACTAATTGGCCTGTTATCAAAGTTTTAATAAACAATGTACTATTGCCTAGCACCGATTATGAATATACTGTAAATAATAATTCTACAGTAGTTCATATATTAGTTGATATTCTAGTTGACACTGTTGTACAAATATTATTGTTTAGTAATCAAGTAAGTACCACCGCATATTATAGCATTCCTATTAATTTAAGTAATAATCCACTTAATGCTAACTTGGAAATTGCTAATGTAGGTGATATTAAAAATCAATATCAAACTATATTTTATAATAATCCAAACACAACCGGTCAAGTATTTGGATCAAACAATTACAGAGATTTGGGTAATTTAGTTCCATGGGGCGACAGAATAATACAAAATAGTGCATCATTAGTATTACCTGGTGCATTCTTAAGAAAACCAAATCAAAATATATTCAATGCGTTAATGTTTAATAGCAGAGAATATATTAAATTTAAAACTCTGTTAGTAGACACTGTTAATAATACAGACTATACACAAAGATTTAATCCATCTACTATATTAGATGATGCATTAACTCAGATTAATCAAGTTAAGATTCAATCTCAGCCATTCTTTTGGAGTGACATGATTCCATCAAAGTCACCCTATATTATTAATAGTTATACATATACTACACCATCTATCGCCCCGACTTACCCATTAAGTCAAGTTTATAACTTCTCTACTGCTAATTATTCAGGTGTATTAGTTTATCTTTCTACTACTATATCTAACGTAACTATAACCAAACAATTGGTTACTAATCAAGATTATATTATTAGTACCACTACCCCTTCACTAACAATTATATCTTCTTTACAAAATGGTGCTGTAATTACAATTAAAGAATACAATCAAACATATGGTAGTTATATTCCAAATACTCCTACTAAATTGGGATTATATCCTGCATTTATTCCCGAAGTTGTATTAGATTCAGATTATGCTCAGCCCACATATTTTATTAAGGGCCATGATGGTTCATATAACAAGCTATATGGTACCTACAATACTAATTTAGGGGTATTAGTAGACTTCAGAGACCAAGCTTTACTTGAATTTGAACTTAGAGTTTACAACAACTTGAAATTAAGCACTAGTGTTCCTATATCGCAATACGACATTATACCTGGATTTTTTAGAGAAACTGCATTTACTAATGGTGAAATTTTAGAAATCTATAGTAAAATGTTTTTGAATTGGGTCGGGCAAAATAGAATTGATTATAAGAAGCAGTTATACAACAAAAACGATCAATTTACATTTAACTATTATCAAAGTGGAAACAAGATAAATCAAGAACCTATCTATCAGGGTTATTGGCGTGGTGTGTATCAGTGGTATTATGATACTACTACACCTAATTTAACTCCATGGCAGATGTTAGGATTCCAAGAGCAACCAAGTTGGTGGGAAACTAGATATGGTCCAGCACCCTATACCAGTAATAACTTGATTCTTTGGAATGATTTAGCAGCGGGTATTGATTGGAATGATGGTAATCCAGTAGTATTAGAACAATTTGTAAGACCTCAATTATTACAAGTAATACCTGTTAATAGTGCAGGTGAGTTGTTATCTCCGTTTGACGCAATTGTTGGTAACTATACCGCTTCTACATTTCAACATGATTGGAAAGTTGGAGATGAGGGTCCTGCTGAATTAAGTTATCGCAGAAGCAGTTCTTGGCCCTTTGATTTAATGAGAATATATGCTCTAACCGAGCCTACACAATTCTTTAATTTATGTGCTGACCTAGACAATTATAAATTCAACACAGAGTTTAATCAATACTTAGTTAATAATCGTAGCCACTTAGTACCTGCAAACATTCAAGTTTATGGTACTGGTACGCCCAAAACAAGTTACATGAACTGGGTAGTTGATTATGAAAAACAATTAGGGGTAGATGCTACTCAAAATATTATTGACTTATTAAACAATTTAGATGTTAGATTAGTTTATAGAGTAGCAGGGTTTACTGATAAGAATTTAATTAATTTTTATATAGAAAAAGCTACTCCTAATAGTACCAATGCTTCACTATTAATTCCTGATGCAAGTTATCAAGTTCTATTATATGATAATCAACCTTTTGATAGAATCATTTATAGTTCTGTTATTGTTCAGATAACAAGTGAAGGATATTTAGTATTTGGTAATTCTCAAACACAAGCATATTTTACTACTCTTAAACCAAAATTCACAGGAATAAATGAAGTAGTTAATGTAGAAACTCTAACGGTTAAACTTGCTACTGATTATTATGATGAAGAAGTAATAGTACCGTATGGCACATTATTCTATACTGTACAAGAAGTTGCTCAGTTTTTAACTAGTTATGGCGCATATTTACGTGCCCATGGTATGGTATTTGATGAGATTCAATCTGGTATAGAAGTTAGTTGGAATCAAATGGTATCTGAATTCCTTTATTGGGTTCAGTTAGGTTGGGAAAATGGTAGCTTAGAAACTATTAATCCAGCAGCTGGATATTTAAAAATTAATAGAGATGGATATATAGTACAACCTCTTACTATACGTCAAGAAAATTTCATTTTAAATCAGAATTTATATCCTATTCAAGCTACCGATTTAACTGTTCTTAGAGATGGTACTTTGTTCCTTGCTAGACCAGTTAATAATGGCGATTCACTAGCATATGGACAATTTAATATTGGTAATCTAGAGGACGGTATTGTCTTTAATAATGTTACTTTATTTGATGATGTTATATATGACTTAGTAACTGGTTCTAGACAACTTAGAATTTATGTTAGAGGTAGTAAAACCGCTGCTTGGGACGGTACTCTTACTGCATCAGGTTTTATTCTTAACCAAGACAATATATTGCAGTGGAACAAAGATATAACTTACACTAAAGGTTCTATTGTACTTTACAAGAATAAGTATTGGGTAGCATTAAGAATAGTTCAACCAAGTGCTACCTTCAATGAACAGAATTGGAGAAAGACTGAATATGATCAAATTCAAAAAGGATTATTGCCAAATTCTAGTACTAGATCCTATGAAAGCACCCTATATTATGATAGCAACAAAGCTAATATAGAAGAAGATGCTGATTTATTAAGCTTTTCTTTAATTGGTTATCGTCCAAGAGATTATCTAACAACAGTAGATTTAACTGAAATTACACAGATTAATGTCTATAAAAATTTAATTAAAAACAAAGGTACTCTAAACGCAGCTAGTGCATTTAAAGGTGCAACTCTACCACAGGGCGGAATAGATTATGACATTTATGAAAATTGGGCTATTAAAGCAGGCGAGTTTGGTGGAGTATTAAACACTAATTTTGTAGAATTTAAGATTAGTGAAAGCTTAATGACTGGTAATCCAAGTATTGTTGCTCTTACTAACGGTGCCCCAACTGTAGGTGCCGAACAAGAAATTCCGTTATACTCGCTATTTAATTATGGTCGTTCAATCAATGATCCTGATATCCTAGCGGTTACTCCTATCAACCAACCATCTACTTTATATCCTGATGCAGGATATGTAAATTATAATGACGTTAGAATGTCATCTTATTTTTATGCTAATTTACCAACTGCTGTAAATCAAAATGGTACGGTAATTCCTTTATCTGACTTCTATGTAAGAGAATATGTTTGGCTAGCAAGTTATTTAGGTACTTGGCAAGTGTATACTCCTGCATCAATTGGACCAATAACTCAAGCTTTAAATAATTTAAATGGTACGGTTACGATTACTTTTGCTAATCAACATAATTTATCACAATACAATATCTTTGCAATTATTAATCTTAATGCTGCTATTAATGGTTACTATATTGCAACTCAGATTGTTGATCCATTTAGAGTAATAATCAATCTAAATCTAGATCCTAACATCAGACTTGCTACAGGTTTGGGTGTGGGATTAAGTTTTCAAACTCAACGTGTTGCTACTCCTGCGGATATTAATAACTTAAACTTATTGAATGCAGAGTTCATTAAGAATACAGTATGGGTAGATACATATTCAACTGGTGATTGGGCAGTCTTAAGAAAGAGTATTAACTATCAATATGAACAAGAATTTAATAAATTAAATAGTTCAACTTATGGTAGTGCAGTTGCAACCGGTACAAAATTAGGTTATTTAGTAGGAGATAGTGGAGTAGGAGAAGTATATAGATATACTTACAATGAAGTTTTACAAACTTATCAATTAGTACAGACTATTACTGGCAATAGATCATTTGGTACTACTATTAGTCACGCGGGTGATTTATATGTAATATCAGAGCCAACTACTAATTATAGCTTTTCGGTAGATCCAACTTATTGGGCTTGGGATATATCGGCAGAAGGTGGAACACATAGCTTTACAGTAACACCAAGTACTTGGACTTGGAATACATCAGTGGCAAGTGGACCAATTACTACGCCTACTTTAACACCTACTTTAACCTCTACTTTAACCTCTACTTTAACATCTACAACAAATTCTACGCCTGCAGTTTACCTATACATACTAGAAAATAATGTATTATCGGATGACTTAATATTATATCAAAATCCAATTACCGGTCCGGCTAATACAACAAGTTGGGGAGCTGCTACTGCGATATCAGGTGATAAGAATTGGCTTTATATTTCCGACTATGACAATAATTCTGTATATGTTTACAGAAGAAACAATTTTTCAACACCAGCCGGATTCTTTATAGTAGGGAAAACTTATACTATTACTGACTTAGGCACTACAGATTTTACCCTAGTAGGTGCTACTAATAACATTGTAGGGTTATCTTTTATAGCAACTGGAGTTGGATCAGGTACTGGTTCAGCAACAAATACAACATATAGATATATAACAGTTATTGACGGTAACGAATTATCGTTGACTACTGTAGGAGATAACTTTGGTTATTCAATCTCTACCGATTATTATGGTCAAACAGTAACAATTGGCGCACCAAATCAAACAGTAAATTCAATTACCAATGCAGGCGCCGCTTATCTTTTTAGTAGGTCTGTTCAAAACGTAGAAGTGCAAGTAAATACCACTCCAGGTTTACCTCAAGTATTTAGATTGGGCTGGAACCACGTAACTGCTAGAACTGCTGTTTTTCAAACATCTAGTTCCAACAATACTATTACATGCGCTGCTAGCACTAGGAGATTTAATGTTAATGATCCTGTTATATTCTACGGTACAGTTTACCCTAATAGTAATATATCATTTAACCAAATTTACTATATTCATAGCATAGTAAATGATACTACATTTAGGATTAAAGTTAGCAAAGAACAACTTAATCCGTATCAATTGACTAATTCAAATGGTAATGGAATGATTGCTAGTGTGCAAACTGTTCCTATTTACGTTTCCTTAAATGGGACTATAGTTGCTGATAATCAATATGGTATTGCAGGAAGCTCATTATATTATGTAGGTACATTAACAGCAGGTGACATTATTAATATTAGTGGAAATAAGTTTACTTACTTCCAACAATTAACCAATCCAAATAATTATACAATTGGTTCACAATTTGGATTAGCCAGTGCTAATAATTTACAATCAACTGAAATTTTAGTAAGTGCTCCGTTTCAGATTAATAATCAAGTAGAAGAAGGTGGTATATTTAGATATACCAATGGTGGTACTAGTTATGGTCAAATATTTGGTACGGCAATTTGCAATGTTACTGCAACTATTCCTATTTTATTAAATGGTTATTTGGTCCTAATACCTGAAGGTAATGCTACGGTAGCAGCTAATGCAATTAATTCTAATAAAGTTACTAACATAACTGCTACTACTTCAGGTAGTAATAATGAATATTTGGTTATCTCTCTAATTAATCAAGACTTGGCAATACCCAATGCAAGTCTTAGTCTTACTGTCTTTGATATTAATACTCTAACTGAATTAGGAATAACAGTTTATACAAAAACACAAACTGTTAGTTGTCCGCATTTAGGTGAACGTAATCAGTTTGGTACTACTATCAAATTTAATGAGCAAAATTCTTTTGTAGCCAGTGCTCCGGTTGGTTCACGCTATAGCAGTACTACTTTTGATTTTACAGATGATGAAAACTTTACTAACGACACTGTATTTGATAATAATGCAACTCAGTGGGTAGATATATTTGTCAATGCCGGTGCAGTATATATGTTTGACTACTTGTCAGTATATAATGAAAATATTAATAATACTGGCGACTATGTGCTTGCACAAAATGCCAATGCTAGAAATATTGATTATGGTAAGCAACCATATTATGGAACGGCACTTGATTTTAATAATTATTCAGTAATAGTGGGAGCCCCTCTGTTCAGACCTGATTATGTAAATGGACAAGTTGTCACTTTCTTAAATACGAGTGGAGAAAAAGATTGGTCTCTTTATAGAAGCTCCTCACCAATAGTTGACATAAATCGTATACAAAATTCTCAATTGTTTAGCGCACTTACCAACGAAACGCTAATAAATTTAGACTACATTGATCCTCTTCAAGGTAAATTGCTTGGTGCTGTAAGTGAAAATATAGATTATGTTTCTAACGTTGATCCGGCTAATTACAATAATCAAAACAATTTGAAATGGGGAGTTACCAACGTTGGGCAGTTATGGTTTGATACCAGCAATGTTAGATTTGTAAATTATCATCAAAATGATTTAGTTTATAATAGTCAATATTGGGGCACTGTGTTCCCTGGAAGTGACGTTGCAGTATATTCTTGGATTTCAAGCATTGATTTACCTATAAATTACCAAGGACCAGGTACACCATATGATGTTACTTTATATTGTACTCAGTTTGATTTAAATGCCAATAATGTTCTAGCACCTGTGTATTTTTACTGGGTTAGAAACACAAATATAATATTCACTAAATTAGGTAATACACTATCAGATTCAATTATTGAAACGTATATTAGATCTCCTAAAAATTCAGGGATTAGTTATTTTGCACCTCTGTTACCAAACACATTTGGATTATATAATTCCGGTGATTATATTAACGTTAATGACTCGGTATTTCATATTGGATATTCAACTGGTACGAATGATGATGTTGGTCATACATCATATGATCTAATTAGAGCAGACTATGCTGATGACTTTTTATCTGGATTACCTCGATATGGCGCTAACGTAGAGCCTCAATACTTATACAGAAGATTCTTAGCTAGTATGTCAGGTGTAGATGATTCAGGACAAGTTGTACCTGATCCATTCTTACCAATAGCAGTTCGTTCAGGTGTTCAAGTAAGACCTAGGCAAAGCTTCTTCTTATTCAGATTATTAGCTGTAAAAAATTATTTGACTTATGCTAATGAAATTTTAGCTCAGTTCCCTATTATAGAACTTAGCCCGCAAGCAACATTCTTGTATAAATCAGGTCCCTTCTACAATACAGCAGATTATTGGGAATATGTAAATTGGTGGGCGACTGGATATGATAATAATACTAAAGCATCAGTTCAAGTGCCTTTGTATTCTGATTTATCTACCCTTTCTGTAGCATTTGGTACAATTGCTGAAGTAACTACAAATGGTAATGGTAATTCTGAAACTTACATTTATACGGTAGATGGCGTTTGGGTTAGAATTGGTTTGACTAATGGTACAATTGCATTTAAGTCATCTCTATGGGATTATGCAGGAGCTAATACTGGATTTGGTGGCAATTATTTTGATACAACTCCATATGATCAGTATCCGTCAACAGAAACTTATTATATTCTTAGAGCATTAAACGAACAGATTTATATTGATGATTTTGCAATTTACAGAAACAAGAGTTTGATTCTTATATTTGAATACATTGTTGCGGAAACTTCCGAAACACAAAACTATCTACCTTGGCTTAATAAAACTTCATTGGTTGACGTAACTCATACTCTCAGAGAATTAAAGCCATATGAAGTGTTTAGTTCAGATAATCAAGATTTCTTGTATGGTTATTTAAACGAAGTTAAGCCCTATCATGTAGTGTTTAAAGAATTCTTGTTCAAGTACACTAAGACAGAACCATACTTAATGAATGTCACTGACTTTGACTTACCTGCTCAATATGTTGCTAGTGACGCTCAATTTATTTCTCCTGAATTGGTTTATAGTAATCCAAGTAGTGATAGTCAATTCTTACCTGAGAATCCAATTTGGAATCAACAGGAATATACTCAGTGGTATCAGAATTATGGATTATCTATTACTGGTCATCCTGATTTCAATATCGCTACGTTGGAATCTTATATTTCAATTAATACAACTGAAATTGCAGTATCTAACATTAATGGATTCCCTGTAGCAGGTACAGTTAAAATAGGTACTGAGTTAATTTCTTATGAAACTGTAAATCGTGAAACATACACCTTAGGTGGATTGTCAAGAGGACTAAATGGTACTCCTATTAATAATCATTTACCTGGAGAATTAATTTATACTGACTTACCACCGGTTCTAGTAGTTTATGGATCACATAGTTACACAGAACCACCTAGAGTCACTGCATATATTGATACTTCAATTTACCCAGCTCCTCGTGTACCTGCTGTATTTGCAGCGGTGATGAACGTAGACTCGGTGCTAGAAATTGAAGTAATCAATCCTGGCTCAGGGTATGCTGTACTACCAACAATCGTAGTTGATCCCGCCGAAACATATACTTTTGGTAGTGGTTCAGTTAATGTTATCTTAAACACTATTACATTCGAGGCTCCAAACTTAGTTACTGGTGATCAAGTACAATATGAAGTTGGCGTAGCTACAACTGCAATTGGACCTTTAGTAGACGGGGAATGGTATTATGTGAATGTATTATCCAGTACACCAGTAACTACTATTGCACTGTATACAAGCTATGATGATGCCATCAATGACAACTTTAGAATTAATTTTAATTCTACAGGTACTGGTTCTAGCCAATCTCTCAATTTAGGTGCTAGAGCATTTGCAATTACAAATTCAACACCTGTAAGAGAAAATATCATTACTATGCGTTTTGATAGAACTTCTTATGAACCTCAAGTAGTTGAGTGGTTGCCTGAGCAGTTCTATGGTGCTAGCTATGCTGGAAATTACAATCAGATTTCTAGTTCGGCTATTCAACTAGAAAGTACCAGTCCTCCAATAGGTTCAGTTCTTGCCAGTGGACAAGGAATTGGATTAGAAATAGACCAAGTTGAAAATCAAGTTATATATTCTTGGTCAGGATTCCCTCGTAGAGTAACAAACACCTATTCAGGTTCTAACACTATTAGGCTTAATCCTTACGACGGCGGTGTTGGTGAACCTACAGCATCAGGTTCTACAATAGGTTTTTACGTAGGTATGCCAATTAAAATTGATGGAGCATCAATTGGTGGCATTATTACTGATGTAACGTATTATGTCCAAAGCATTGTTAGTGACGTATTGTTTACTATTTCACAAACAGAATCAGGTTCGGTGTACCCGTTAACTACAGCAACCGCTGCTGCTGATACTGTTACACTCTACACTGCTCAGGTTATCAATCAGGCTATACTAACTGTTAACTATCCAGGCATACTTGAAGTAACTTCTATTGAAGATTCAAATATTATAACAGTTCCTCTTAATCCTACTGGAACAGGCGGAACCAATGGTTTTTATGTTAATATGCCTATATTCTTTACTGGTGATGTATTTGGAAACATCATTGCCAATGAAGTATATTATGTCCATACAATTTGTAGCTCACAGACATTTACAATCTCTACACAAACAGATCCAGTTGTATATACCCTGGCTAATACTGTTGCAACAGGCAATCTAGTAACACTAACAAATCAAACTATGGATTTGGCTGTAAATGATACTATAATCTTTACTAACTTTGTGTTTACTAGCGGGAACTTCATTGTTGGACAAACTTATACTATCGTTAGTCTTGGCACTACTGACTATACTTTAATTGGCGCCCCATTCAATGCAATAGGTATTACGTTTACTGCAACTGGAGTTGGTACTGGCACTGGTACAGCATCATCTACTGTGTTTGGTAACATTGTATCTGGTCAACTTTACTACGTGGCTGGTGTATCAGGAGCTAATAGCTTTAGTGTAAAAGAACAAATAAATTCATCAGTATTCACATTAATTAATTCTCAAGGTACAGGCTTAGTTACTGCTCAGGCTGATGCGGTTGACTTGGCCGTTAGTACTGGTACAATGACTGTTAATTGTAACTTGCCAATAAGTCCGGGTCAGATAACTGGTCAACAGTTTTCAATGTATACAACGTCAGGTCAGTATCCAAATATAAGTGGATCTGTCAGTAATTTAATTACCAGAACATTACCTGCTACCCTTGCTGGTTCAAACAGAATACCAATGACATATACTAGTGGTGGAGCAACAAATATCTATGTAAATATGCCATTAAAATTTGCAAGAGCAATTGGTGGTTTAAGTGCAGGGCCTACAGTATATTACGTAAAAGAGGTTGGTACAACTACTTTCCCTGTAACAAATACTAACGCACCAAGCACTGTTGGCGTTGTAACAGGTTCCATAGCTGGTTATGTATTGACAGTAACCTCAGTAACCTCAGGACTAATAGTAAATGGGGCAACTATTACAGGAACAGGGGTCGTAGCAGGTACTACTATTATTTCACAACTATCAGGGTTACCTAATAGCACAGGAACTTATCAAGTAAGTTCTTCTCAAACAGTATCATCAACCTCAATCACCGCAACTATAAGTTACTTGACTATTCCAAGCACATACTCAACTAATGTGTTGTATCCAGGCATGCCTGTTGTATTTGACGCATTAAGCATAGGTGGCGTAGATTTGAATACAGAGTATTTTGTATTGTCAATTATAAGTGCAACTCGATTTTCTATATCGCTTGCACCAGGTGGCGAGGCTGTTATTATGTCTACTGGTACAGGCAATTATATGCGTTGTACCGGCCAAGATTATATAACAGTAAGTGCTACACAGGGTGGATCAGTAATACCGTTGATTGGTTCAACCACATCATCTAACTCATTCACCTTCACTCAGTATCCTATACTATCCCCCGTATTTGATGTAAGTTGGATATTAGGTGGCTATAATGTTGTCATAACCAATCCAGGATTAGGTTATGCAGTATCTAATACTATCACAATCCCCGGTACTCTAATTGGTGGAACTACTAATAACAACTTAACGATAACGGTTAACAAGCTTCAAGAATATGCTCCTAATCAAAGTTATGGGGCCGTAGCTGATGTTATTACTGCAGGTGTAGTGCCAACTCAGGCTACTAAGTATTTCTTAAAAGCGGTTGCTCCAAATCAATTAGCAGTTTACAGTAATTCTCAATTAACTGTTCCTGTTAGTGGTATAAATTTTCCATATTATGGTACAACACAAACAACAGTAACGGGCACAATAGGTACATCTGTCTTTTCTGTAGATCCAACTACTTGGACTTGGAATGTATTAGCACAAGGTGGAACATATAGCTTTACCGCAGCGCCAAGTAGTTGGACTTGGAATATATCAGCACCAAGTGGATCTGGGAAAGCTATATTTGGATTTGGTGTGGCCGGCAGTATTACCAACGTAACCAATCTAGTAAATGAGGCTGGTGTTGTGGCTATTGATACACTCAGTGTTGGTACTGCAAGATATGGACTAGCAGCAGCAGGATATGGCGGTGATAAAGCTATATTTGGATTTGGGTTGACTAGCTCTGCTGTTTCAATAACCAATCTAGTATCTAACACCGGTGTTGTTGCTGCTGATCAAACTGCATTAACTGGTACTCCTAGATATTATCTAGCAGCAGCAGGATACGGGACTGATAAAGCTATATTTGGATTTGGTGCAACAGATATTGCTGCAATATCAATAACCAATCTAGTATCTAATACCGGTGTTGTTGCTGTTGACCAAACCGCATTAACTGGTACTGCAAGACGAAATCTAGCAGCAGCAGGATACGGGACTGATAAAGCTATATTTGGATTTGGTTTTACTGGTACTATTGGCGGTGTGGTATCAACAACTAATCTAGTAAATAATCTTGGTGTTGTTGCTGCTGATCAAACCGCATTAACTGGTACTGCACGAGTTGGACTAGCAGCAGCAGGATATGGCGGTGATAAAGCTATATTTGGATTTGGGTTGACTAGCACTGCTGTTTCAATAACCAATCTAGTATCTAATACCGGTGTTGTTGCTACAGATACCATCGGAGTAGGTACTCCTAGATATTATCTAGCAGCAGCAGGATATGGCGGTGATAAAGCTATATTTGGATTTGGCCAAGACGGTAGTCCTATTAACATAACCAATCTAGTATCTAATACCGGTGTTGTTGCTGCTGATCAAACTGCATTAACTGGTACTGCAAGAGTTAATTTAGCAGCAGCAGGATATGGTGGTGTGATCACACCACCCACAACGACTACAACAACTGCGGCACCAACTACTACGACGACAACAGCAGCACCAAATCCAAGTAATATTATAGTTGTAACAAGTACTACTGGATTTAACTTAAACGATCCAGTAGTATTTACAGGTAATGTAGGTGGAGGATTAATATTAGGTAAAGTATACTATATACTTACAGTAACACCTAATTTGACAGTAAGCTTAAAACCGGGTGATCCTTCAACTATAGTAACAGTATCAACAGCCCCATTTCTGAATTTTACAATGGCTAAGCTAGGTGATTTTGCGTTCTTGCCCGAGCCAATACCATTCAATCAAAGCATAGTTAAATTTAATAATCAAGTTTACGCTTGTGTAGTGAGTAATAATGATGCTGAATTTGTTTTAGGTAAGTGGGCATTACTTAATTCAGATGACCGTAGGTTAAATGCACTAGACAGAATCATAGGCTATTATGCTCCTACTGTTAATATGCCAGGAGCAATAACTAAGTTAGGGCAAACCTTATCATATGATATAATCACATATGATAGCTATCCGTATAATGAATTTATGTCATTGAATATAGATTTGTCACAATTATTAACTGGGACAACTTATCCAAATAGCACTTACTTAGGTAATAATTTTAATCCTGATTTAGATTTTGTATTAGATACTGAATTAAGCAGCCCTTCATTTACTAGTACTGAATCAACAGTGTATGACGTAGAAGGAACTCCGTTTACATATGGATATGCTCCTGAAGAATTAGTAGCAGGACTAGTCACAGATAATTTAACATTTGTGGCTTCAACTAGGCCAGGCGTAGATTGGCCTGTTACTGAATATCAAAATAATGGATTTAATGTATTAAGCGTAGAAATACCGCAAAGTTCTCCTACACAAACTGTATATAGTTTTGCTAATTTAGTTCAAGTTCCAGCCCAACTTAAAGTATTTGCAATAAACCCTACTACAATGGTAAGTGTATCTAAATATGTTGTTCAAGATTATACGGTTAATTGGGTTAATAGCACCGTTACATTAAACAGTCCTCTATCATCAGGTAATATACTAAGAATTGATATATATGAAACTGGCAATGGATATCAATTAGATAGGTCTAACACTGTCTTTACACCGTTACGTGACAATGACGTAACAGGGTTACAAGAAATATATTTAGATTCTAAATACGCAGGTACTATTAACGATGGTAATGGTCTAGTAGTTCCATACACCCAATCTCAAATGGTAGAAGTGATTGCTACCGAAAGTGATGTAAATCTTATATATTGTGCAGATGTTGCTCAATTTATTCTGAATAATCCTATCATGTTCCAAGGGAATGTATTCGGTAATATACAAGCAAATACGACTTACTATGTAAAAACTATTAATTTAGCCACACTATCTATAACTGTTTCTTTATATTATGATATAATTAATGGTGTTGCAGGGCCAGAATTTGTAGTATCAACTGCAACTGGATCAATGGAAGCAGTAATAAACGTGGGCTCTGATGAGCTTTATACTCCACCTTTAGTAATGGTAAATGGAAATGAACTAACGTTAGGAGCATATGGTCAAGTTACTCAACTTAATGGCGACCCCATATTAGCAGGTAACTTTATTGTTGGTAAAACTTATATTATTGTATCGGTTGGTACTACTAACTTTGTTGCATCAGGTGCTGCTTCTAATCTAGTTGGTATACCTTTCGTAGCAACTAATGCAGGGTCAGGTACTGGGACTGTAGCTAAGTATACTATAACTTGCAACAATACTGGTACATTAAATATTAATGATACTATATTATTTTCTAATGAAATATTTGGTTCAGTGATTCAACCATTGACAACATATTATGTTAAAACAATTTGGGATGCTAATGAGTTTACAATTGCCGCAACTCTCGGTGGAGCAGCTATTGTGTTAACTTCTGCTACTGGGTTAGCAACATTTGTTACTAATGAATATACAGTTGGTAGAGTTGATGATAGTAATCTAGCTAAACTAGTATTTGCTAACCAATATGATACTGCTACAGATTATATTTCGTACACTGTGTTAGGAGAAACAGCTCCAACTCAGTATGGATACAGTATACCTGAAACTCAGTTGCTAACAGGAACTGGTTCTGCTTCTACTTTTAGTTTAACTAATTATGTTGGTGAAGATAATGTTACTAATGCAATTGTAGAAATCAATGGAATAAGACAGACTAGTAGTTCATATACTATTAATCCTAGCACCAATCAGATTATATTTACTTCTTCTCCTACAGGAGGAAGTACAATTGCAGTTACCACATACAACTTAACAGATAATCAGTATTTGCATACCCAATATGGTATTACAAACACTTCTACCAATGTAGTAACTGCTATTTCAAATATTAATAGAAATATTACTAATAGTATCTTTACTACTTCAAGTGCTACCCAAGCAGGGACTAATTATATAACGTGTTTATCTACTACAGGGTTTGCAATAGGTGCTACAGTTTTCTTTACAGGAACCGGTAGTTATGGTAATCTTAGCGTATCAGGTGTCGTTTATTTTGTTGACGCTATAATAAGCCCAACTCAATTTACAATTAAAGATCAATTTGGGACAATTATATCATTAACTACTGCAAGTAGTTTCTCATTAGGTACCTACGTAGGTGGTCAACCAGCGGTGCGTGTTACAACCAGTACCAATCACGGATTTGCTAACAATAATATTATTAGAATTGCCGATACTTTAGGTAGCGTTGGCCTTAATAATGAATTATTCTATGCAAGAGTTATTAGTAACACGGTATTTGATTTATATACTAACCCGTATAATTTTTCAGTAGGCGCAACTAATTATCCAGTAACTGCAACTCAGGCGTATATCAGTGGAGGTTATACTTGGATTAATGGAACATTTATTTTAACTACTACCCTAGCTAGTGCAACATCTGCCTCAACTAATATTATCACTGTAGCATCTACAAGTGATTTGATTGTAGATACTCCGGTATTATTCAGACAAGCAGGAATACCAATTGGGGATATTTCTAATGGTGGTATGGTAATTGGCGCTATATACTATGTAAAACAAATTGTAAGTCCAACTGAATTTACTGTATCTGCTTCGTTAGGTGGTGATGTATTTGGGTTGACTACTAGCGCAGTTACAATTAATGTAACTGAATTCCAACAAATTGACGTTGACAGACTTTGGGTAACAGTAGATGGATATAGAATAGCATCTTCATCTTTATATTTGAATCCAGGAAATGAACTAAGTATTCTTACTACAGTTGCAGCAAATCAAGAAGTGATAATTACTAATATGATACCGAATTCTACTCCTAATAAATTGAAGTATTTGTTAAATGTAAATCAGGTAAATTACGGATCTGTTTATAGAGGCACTACACAATCATGAGTCAAATTTTAGTTTCTCCATCTACAACTTGGCTAACTGAACCATTGATTATTACTGATGGTACAATTTATGTAAACTCTGTTAGTAATATCACTAATACTGTAATTCAAACAGTGACCGCACCAACAGCGGTTTTAGGAATAATGAGAATTGGTTTAGACGCAGACAAAAATTCAATTGTTAACATTGTTGTGTATAACAATACTACCAGTGCAGTAATTTCAAGTTCTAATTATTCTATAGTAATAGAAAACACAGCGCCAGTGCTAAAAATAACTACTGGAGCATGGATAACAACAGGAAATTCGTTAACTATTACTACGATTGATGGTAATTTAATTTATATTAATGGAGAACAAATTAAATTTAGTTCAGTTAATACATCTACTAATACCTTAAGCGGATTGTTTCGTGGTCAAAATGGTACTTCGGCACAGGATTTAATCTTACAATATACTGAGGTTTGGGGGTTATTACCAGAAAACAAGATGAATAATGCGGGTTATGTAAAAACATGGAACTCTTATAATTATAATGCTGTAATTGGAGATCCATTACAAATTAGTTGTACCTCGGAAGCTCGCTTTTTAACTGGTAACAAATGTATAAACCCTTTTCCTATAATATCACCTATACCGTCGAGTGTAATTTATAGCATTGCTGTAGCACCAACTAGTTGGGTAGTTACGTTACTGAGAATAAATACTACAACTACAACAACTACAGCAGCACCAACTTCAACTACTACTACAACATTAGCACCAACTTCAACTACAACAACTACAGCAGCACCAACCACGACAACAACAACGGTAGCACCAACCACGACAACAACAACATTAGCACCAACCACGACAACTACAACGGTAGCACCAACGACCACTACAACGACAGCCGCCCCACCGGCCGGCCCTACAAACGCTATATTTGGATTTGGTACTCTCGACGACCTTAGTAGTTCTTCGTTTACCAATATAGTATCTAATACTGGTGTTGTTGCTGCTGATGTTACAAATATTAGTGTTACTGGAAGATCAACTTTAGCAGCAGCAAGGTACGGTGGCGATAAAGCTATATTTGGATATGGTATTAGTGGCTTTGGTCCTGAGACTTTTTACTCATTAACTAACTTAGTAAATAATCTTGGTGTTGTTGCTACTAATACTACAGGTGTTGGTACTGCAAGAGCTAATTTGGCAGCAGCAGGATATGGCGGTGATAAAGCTATATTTGGATTTGGTAATACTGCTGATGGTAGCGCATCTCCTGTTTCGATTACCAATCTAGTATCTGATACTGGTGTTGTTGCTGCCGATGTTACAAACGCTAGTGCTACTGTAAGGTCTTCTTTAGCAGCAGCCGGATATGGTTTTGATAAAGCTATATTTGGATTTGGTTCTGATGCACTTGCTATTAATTTTTACTCATTAACTAACTTAGTAAATAATCTTGGTGTTGTTGCTACCGATACTGCAGGTGTAGGTACTGCAAGAAACAATCTAGCAGGAGCAACATATGACGGTGATAAAGCTATATTTGGATTTGGTCAGGCATCAGGAGGTTTTGTTTCGTTAACTAATCTAGTATCTAATGCTGGTGTTGTTGCTACTGACACTACCGGTGTTGGTACTGCAAGGTCTTCACCGGGAGCATCAGGCTATGGCGGTGATAAAGCTATATTTGGATTTGGTCTTGATGGAATTACTTTCTCTGCTACTAATATAACTAACTTAGTATCTAATACAGGTGTTGTTGCTAATGACCAAGCCACATTAACTGGCACTGCAAGGTGGGAAGTAGCAGCAGCAGGATTTGGCACCTAACTATCTTTATTCACATTGAATCATTATTAAAATTTTACGATAGAGATAGTAGCTAATATTATTGAAAAAATAGATTGAATTAGTTATTATAAATACTCACAGAATATATTTTAGGCATATCTAATGGCTGCAGAACAATTTACATTAACAAATACAGGAACAGGCAACGTAACTATTAAATCAGTTACCTTTAATAATCCAGTAGGTATAGGTCATACCGCTAATTTGACAAATTTAGGTGGTTCTAGTACAGAAACAGGTAATGCTATTTTATTTTACCCTTTCTCGCCAAATTCGGTAAGAACCTTTACGGTAGAATATAATATAGCAGGGATTGCCGACGGAACATATGCCGGTAATATAGTAGTTGGTGGTAGTAATGATGTTATGGCCACTGTAAATAGTACCATTACGGTTGTAGGAGGTACTACCACAACAACAACAGCGGCACCAGGTACTACTACAACAACCACACTAGCACCAGGTACTACCACAACAACCACACTAGCACCAACTACGACAACTACAACACTAGCACCAACAACTACTACAACTACTGCGGCACCAACTACGACAACAACTACTGCGGCACCAACTACGACAACAACTACCGAAGCACCAACAACTACAACTACTACCGAAGCACCAACAACTACCACTACAACATCAGCACCAACAACTACAACAACAACCACACTTGCACCAACTACTACAACTACAACCGTCTCGCCGGGCACACTATTGGTTACAAATCAAAGTTCAAGCTCGGGCAATCCAGTAGGAATAGATAGTTGTTCATCTGGTGCGGCTATAAACTATTACGCAAATGGAGTATTAAATCTATATTCATTTACTAATTCGGATAGTGGAGGATTTGGTGAAAGCAATGTTTATCCAACTGGTCAATGGCTAACCAGTGGTGATCCTAGTCAATATTATATGTACGTAACAGAGATAAGTGGTTATGGTACATATTCAGGTCAAGCAACGGGTACTTGGTTGCAAATGAATGTTGATAGGGAATTTGGCTGTTCTGCTTCTGCACCAAGTCCCTCACCTAACAGTGCATCTTCGGGTGCAGTTTGGACAGTAGCTTTCAGATTAGGCACTGGACCAACTTTAGCGACTGTGACAATTGATGTATCTTCTGATGCCAGTACTTCTGGTCCATAATTTGATAAATGATTAATTCCATAATTGATTTGATAAATACTCACAGAATACATCTTAGGAATATCTAATGGCCGCCAAACAATTTACATTAACAAATACTGGAACAAGTAATTTAGTTATACAGTCAATGACCTTTAATGGTCCTGTAGGTGTTGGACATACGGCTAATTTGTCAAATTTAGGTGGTTCAAGCACTGAGACTGGGAATGCATCATTGGCATATAGTTTCGCTCCAAATGCAGTACAAACTTTTACAGTAGATTACTACGACACAGGCGCGGGCCCCGGAACATATACCGGCAATGTAGTAATCAGCGGTAGTAATAGCACTAGTCAAACTATAGCCAGCACAATTGTAATTAGTGCACCAGGTACCACAACGACAACAACAGCGGCACCAGGTACTACCACAACTACTACGGCAGCACCAGGTACTACCACGACAACAACAGCGGCACCAGGTACTACCACAACAACCACACTAGCACCAGGTACTACCACAACTACTACGGCAGCACCAGGAACAACCACAACTACAACAGCGGCACCAGGTACTACCACGACAACAACAGCAGCACCGGGTACTACCACGACAACAACAGCAGCACCAGGTACCACAACGACAACAACAGCAGCACCGGGTACTACCACGACAACAACAGCAGCACCAGGTACCACAACGACAACAACAGCAGCACCGGG